ATCTTCTCTTTTACTCATCGAGGTTTCCTTTTCCTTAATTCACGTTCAACATATTTAATAAATTGTTTTTGTATAAACTTTTCTTCTCTAGGTCTAGTAAAACCAAAAAAAGGTCGAGTTTTTTGATGTTTCGCCGCTTTTTCCTCTTCAGTTTTCCTACCAAAAAATACCTGTGCTTTTCTTTTATTTATTAATTTTGTTTGTATTGAGCCTAACATATCTCCTGTTAAACGTAAATCAATAACAGTTGGAGCTCCAATTGATTTTAAGTATTTAATATAAGCCTTTGAATATGGTGCGGAAGAAGCAAATCTACCAAACAAACCTTTACCTTTTTTAGTACGTTCTAGGATTAATTTTTTTAATAAAAACGCTGATACCTTAAGTCCTTTAGTTGTTAAGCCAGGAACTGATTTGAAATATTTACTTATTTTTTTAGATAATAATTTAGAATTAGTTTGAAATGATATATCAACTGCCATTACCTTTGAAGTCTTTGATACCCTACAAGAGGTTCTCTTTCAGCACTTGTAATTGTTGTGTCTCCAGAGGAATCATATTCAACACCATCTTCAATAATAGATTTAAATTCGCTTGAATATTGAGATATATAAAAATCTGCCATACGTTCAAATTGATCTTTTTCTGCTTCAGGTTTGAATTTAGTTAATGCTGGCATAAGAAATTTACCCATAAATAGATAAACTCCTGCTCTTGTGAATTGATCTAAATTAACTTTTGTTGTTACTAATTCAGCAGTTCCTAAAACCGTTATATCTGTAAATACATTTGATTTATAAGATGGCCACCAACGGATTCTTAAATCTCTTAAAATATCATTAGTAGTTTGAGTTAGCCAATCAGTAACTACCGTTGCTCCACTAGCAATACCATAGCCGAAAGCATTTGGTTGATAAGCAGTTACATCAGAAGCCGCTATGACATCTGATCCAGTATAATTAGCCATGTTATTTTATTAAAGCAATAATGGCAATAATAACTACAACTATTGCAATAGCAATCTTTGGATTGTTCTTTGCTAGTCTCCAATATTTTGTCATTTCTTTTTCCCCTTTTTCTTTGGTTTTAATTTAACGACATTTTTAACATCGCTCTTAACTTCTTTTACCTTATCTGAAACTAATTTAAAACCCCTTATCGCAAAGTGTTTTATATTGGCTTCATATTGTT